TATGTCTATATTTAAGTAATTGTTTACGTAGTTGTAAATGTCTTTTATCATATCTCTAATTCTTTTTCTATTGATTGCATTGTATTACTGTTAGCAAATTTAAGTGCTTTGTAAACACCAGCACATTTTAGGTATTGTTCTTGTTGTATTAAATAAACTAGCATCTCTTCTATTATGTAAAGAGGCGCACCGTTGTATATTTGTTCTAAAGCTATAAGGTAGAATTCTTCTTTGATGTTCATTATTTATCTTTAACAAAAGTACCGTTCTCCATTTTACCAGTTCTTTTAGATATTACATTGTAAGCTGTTTGTACGCAGTCTTCAATTTTTAATCCTTCTAATGCCGCTAGGTTAGTTAAAACAACAACACAGTCTCCTATAGCGTCTATTAATTCTTCTCTGTCGTTTTTAAGTATTGACTTGGCTAACTCTCCGGTTTCTTCTAATAGCTTTACGTACTGTGTTTTAGTGTCTCCGGATGTTAGTATTCCTTTATGTGATGCCCACTGTCTTATTAAGTCGTATATTGTTGGCTGTTGCTCTGGTGTTTTATCTAGTCCGGCTCTATATAAATTACTTAAGGTTTGATTGTAAACGTACCTTTCGTCTGAATACTGAGATTTTAAATTGTTTTTTATTATAAAATCCTTAATATCTTCAGTTAACACAATATCATCACCTTCTATTGTTATTATGTCTGGTAGTTTATAGCCAGTTAAATTTTTGTCTTTTGTTCCTACAAACGTTGTTGTTGAAATTGTTTGATAAAGTTTTGTTTTCATAATAAATAAGTCTTTATATTGTTTTGAATCTACTTTGTATTTATACTGCTTCTGTAATTCTAATTCTTTCATTGATGCTTCTTCTATTGAAGCTGTTTTAAATAGTATTTTATAATCTTTAAAACCTTGCTGCTTTTCTACTCTATTTTTAAGGTTGTTAGTACACCCAATTTTCTTAATCTTAGGTAAATGATAAATATAATACATTATTTTATATTTAAAAATTCATTATATAAATGTAAGTTATGAGCAAAATGGTAATAGGTGCCTACTTCTATTTTAACTTCATTAGCGACTAATTCAAGAAGTTTACTAAAACAATATTGATCATTACAAAAACCATACCACATATCATTTGATCTCATTAACACCGCCATATTTAACTTATTGTTTAATATAGTAAACTGAACAGCATAAGTGCAAGGTGTATCTTTGTGGTATGTGTCTATTTCTTTACCATCATATATAGATATAGTTGCTTGTCTTGTTAAATTGTTTGATTTTAGTTTGTCTATAACTTTTTCTAGTTGTGCATTTCTTCTCCATTGCCAACCGTAGTTAGATCTAACATTGCCATCAGAATCCATCATTTTACTCCAAATAGGAGCAAATTTAGATATAACTTGAGCGTTTGGATTACCAGATAAATACCAGTCCCATTCTCTTTTAGCGTAAGTGTGATTCCATTTTCTAAATTTAGTATTAATTATATTGTCTAATGGATCTAATATTTCAAATCCAACATTAAACAAAGCTTTAGTGTCACTAAAATCTTTACCAATACTATTAATCATTTCATAGTAGGTTTCAAATGCTTCTTGTGCGTTTTTAAATACCATATTTTTTAAAATCTTTTAAATCGTTCCAATCTCTATACGAATTTACTAATTTTTTATCAATATCTGGCTGTAAAGCGTTTCCTGCTACAGAAAAAAACCAATCTCCTTTATTACCATATCTATTTAAGTAGTCCCAACCTTTAGAATCATAAGAATCCTCACAATTAAAATCAGTTGGAATTAAATCAGATTTAGTATTAAAAGCTTTATGATATGAATAAAACTCTGCATTACCTAGTTCACCGTGTTGAATATTTCTAGCTACAGCTACTGCTTTAAATTTAGTTTCAGGCAATGCTATCTGCATTGTTCTAGTTAAAACACCTGTAGATATTACAGACCACATTGTTTCTGGTTTCTTTCTGTCTTTAAAGTAATCATAAAAAGCTCTAACACCTCCTGCTATTACTAAAGGATGATTTAAACCTAAAGGAACAAAGTATGCTCCTGTCTTTTTAGCATAAGATTTTGCTAACACTCCTGCATTTGGCATCGCAGCTATTCTAGCGAATAAAGGTTTAGCTCCTAACTGAATGCAAAGTGCTTGATGATCGCTAACTTCTTTAGAAGCTGGCATAACCAAAGTTAAATTTAATCCGTATCTCTTGCACAACCAAGCTAAACTTATACCAGCATATCCTCTTCTAGGCTGCACGTAAACTATTTCACTTACGCCTAGGTCAACTAAGTTTTGTATAAAAAATTCACCTGATCTAGCCTTGTAACCAACCTCACAAGACAAGGACTCATCTATGACATTAAAGCCATTTACATTGTGTACTTCAAATTCACTAAACGAAGATTTAAAGTACTTTGTTTTCTCTAGGTAATTCTCTAAAGAATTGTAACAAAGCAAGTCGTTATTCTCTTTTCCTTTTTGCTTATTTAAGAACATTATTTTTATATTTAATTCCGTTATTGTTTTTAACATGATCAACTGATTGAAAGTTATTAGTGTATCTTATAAAGTCACAAGCTACATCCTCCATGTCGTAAGGCTTAGAATAGTTACCAGTAGATTTACACAAATAAGCTAATGCATCATCTGTCTTTTTCTTAGGTAATATTAACTTTAAGCACTTCTTAGCATTTGTGCCTACGTATACATCACTTTCTCTATCTACATTGTTAGGAAAGTATTCCGCTAAATCCATAGCAAAAGCCGTTAACACAAAGTTTTGTCTCTTATACCCGTTTTTAATAAGAAACTTATTGCCAAAGTCTACTATTTCTTTTATACCTACTTTTTTGTGTTCAATAAAATCTAGAATATCATAAACTAACACTAAAGATTCTCTTTTTATAAATGCATTTAAACCTCCTTTAATCATTGGCAATAAGTAACCTTTTACATCACAAAATTTACTATCAGGCATACTGTTAATCCAATTCTCTGAATTAGTCTGACCGTTTACCAACATATCTACTACCCAGAAATTACCAAAACCATGAGTATTAAAAGGTAAATCAGTTTTAGGAATATAATTAATACCAGACCCACAAAGTCTAAAAAGGTAACTTAAAACTACAAAATCAAAATCGCTTATAGATAAAGAATTTTTAAAGTACTTTCCATTGCCTTTGGGATCACTATCTCCTAATTTAATAGCTTCTAACAAACTACTAAAAGCAGCGTATCTCCTGTTAACAACATCATAAATAGGAACGTTCCAAACTAAATCATCGTCAACATCAGATTCTTTCCAGTTAATACCCTGAAACTTAAGCTCTTGCATTTTCTTTGCTTTATCGTAGTAATCAAAGAAACTATCTAAATCGTTCAATCTTGACATATCAGTTCGTTTAAAAATTTATAGCTCTTTGGTCTCAAGTGTACGGACTGCTTTGATTCCATACATTCAAAAGACAATCCTGCTTCGTAATCAAAATCCCATTCTATTAAATCATAACCATAATGTTCGCAGCCTCTTTTTAATAACTTATTGAACTCTTTAACATAAAATGTTCTTTCTTCTTTTGTTCCATAAAATGATTTACCATTCAATAAACCTGTTCCAGGAAGCTTTCTTGATTCATCTTCTATAGCTAGTAAAGATACTAAAGTAATCTTTTTTAAATTAAGATCTACTAATTGCTCAAACAATCTTCTAATTAGATCTACCACTGATTCTCTACCTTTAAATCTGTTTATGTGAAACCTAACATCTATGTTTCCGGCATAAAACACAAGCTCTTCGATATTAGAAGTTATGTAGTTTTTTAAGCCTATATTTAAGAATCCATTTAATGTCTTACCGTCGTTTCTATTAATAGCGTAACCAGGCCTATATACAGATACAGTATGACTATCACCTAAAATTAGTTTATTTGATATTAATTTAAGGTCTATGATTTTAGGAATCTTATTACAAGACAATCCTTTTAGTTCTTTTCTTTTCTTACATACTACATTGTAATCAATCATCTCGTTTACGCAAAATACTTTACCTTTAAATTCATTTAACTTAGATAGTCTAACGAATACATTGTCTTGTACTCCTCCAAAGAAGTTAAAAACACCTTCTCTGTAGTTTATACCTTCTGACAAAATAAGCTCATCATAAGCATTCCAGTCGTCTTTTTCAGTAAGTACATCCGCTTTTAATATGCTTTTTAATGCTAAAGTCCATCCGCCATTGTGGCTGTTTAAACTTGTAACAGGATTGCTAACTACTCCTACTATTGCTCTCATGCTTTCTTTTTGTTTTCATAATTATTAAGTGCTCCTATGTACGCAACGGCGTCAAGTAAGTTGTCCTCTTTGTGAGTATAAGACTCTCTGCTGAGCTTTAATGCTATCATGTATTTATACATGTCTTCGGCTGTTGTATCATTACCTGTCATGCCAGATGCTATCTTAGCTGCTCTTTCCATACCTTTAGAGAATGGTCCGTACATCCTTTCTTTCTCTTCAGATCTTTGGTTTATTATTTTGTTTGCTTCTTCTAATATATTCATATCTATTCTGTTTTAAGTTTTAAAAGGTTATAACAAAGTAAGTACCTTTCTCTTGCTTTGCTTTTATGTATTTTTTTAAACAATTCAAATACCTTTCTAGTGTATTGGTACTTAGTAACGCAATCAACCAAGTATTTTTTAGTAAACTTAATACCATATCCCTTGCAATAGTTTACATTATCAGCAGTATCTCCTATTATCATTTGCTCATAGAAATTATATAAGGCTTCTTCTTCTGTTATATCGTGTACGCACTGGTGTTTTATATGGTAATTATACATTAAACAAGGAAACTGCTTATAGTCTTTATCTATGCTAACTATCATTACTTCATTCCTTCCGTATTCTTGGGTCATATTAAACCAATACTTAGCGACCACGTCGTCTGTTTCTACACCAGCTTCTGCTATTCCCCCATATTGTTCTGTTACAAAGTTATGTACTTGTCCTAGAAGTTCTGGTCTAGGTTGGTTCTTTCTGTTAGCTTTATAGATCTTAGATATTTTTGTCCTAAAATTACCCTTTGAGTTGTTAAATAGTAAGTAGTCATCTACTGGGTAGATTGCCTCAATCTTATTTACAATAGACATAAACACTTCATCAAACTTAGCTGTAGCATCACCTATATTATCAAAGTATGGGCTATCTTCTTTATGTTCTCTTTTTTTAAAGCAGCTTGACCATACAAGGCTATCTGCGTCTACTAATAGTATCATAATTAACTCATTAATGGCTTAGCTTGTTCTATTAAATCTCTAAAGTTTTCAAGGAATAACTCAGCAGTTTCCCTATCTTGGAAGGAAAGGAATTCGCTAGAACTCTGTATGATACCAACATCAATAGTGTTTCCACTAAAAAAAATACAGAATTTAGAAGCATACCCCTCCCAATCTGGAGACCAACCAGCTCTATAAACATCTCTTAACTGTGATAACTGAGCAAAGGCAATAGATGCCCTAGCTTGTTCTTCTGTTTTAAAAACGTTTCTCCCAGTGGGGTTACTGCGATTGGGAATTACAGTTCTTAGAACTACATTAATTAAAGACATAGTAGTTGTATAAAACCCATTTATTTGTTTTAGATTTTCCCAAGTCTTAGGTAGTTCATTTAGTTTCTTAAACACAATATTTTCAAAAGTGCTGTTGTCTTTGTCAATCTCGTAGCCTTTTGGGGCTGTAATTTTTAAGTCTTTCATTTTATTTATGTTTTAATTTATTAGCCACTCCTTCGTATATATTTCCAACCACTTCATTAAGGTTTCCTAAAGATTCATTTAATGATACAATTCTGCCTTTTTGGTCAATATAACTACACCACCACGCAGATTTATCTTCATTCCAGTAAACTTCTTGCAATTCTTTTGTATTGCAATTTTCAATAATATCGCCTTCAAAAACTTCTGTGCCATTTATTCCATCTTCATTTGAGCCAGTGTATTGCATTATAATTGCATCATCTCTTAATATCCCAAAGAAACGGCTAATTCCATAATTAGTGCTAATCGGCATTCTCAACATTTGACCATTATCAAACGCCCTGAAATTTAATTCTCTTTTCATAATTTCTATTCTTCTTCGTTAAATTCACTATGTTCCATACAATCAGAACAGATGTCAGACTCATACCAAGCCTCAGCACCGCAGCAATCGCTTAACATAATTTCTCTTGGATTAATCTTTTTAGTATTCTAGTGGTTCTTTCGTTTAGCATAAAGTCTACACAGTTACCACCCAAGCTAATTCCGTTTATGTCTATACCTTTTTCAAATGGTTCTGTGTCATAGCTTCCATTCTCTGCTGGTATTAAATCATACTGTATTGTAAATTCTAATCCTTCGTACATTATATTAGTTTCCATCTTGTTCTTTTAAATAGGTTAATACTCTTTTTAGCTTGTTGTAAGAGTGTCTATTATCTGCTATGTATGCTAAATATATTTGATTCTCCAAAATCTGTATTACTTGTTCTTTTTCCATATTACATTTTTTAATTGTATTTCACTTAGGTAAATTGTTTCGTTATTGTCTAGTATTGTGAATAAATAGGTTTCATCTATTTTGAAACCTCTGTATTCTATTTCAATACCTTTATAAATTCCTTTTTCCATATCTGTTTTTAAGTTATTGTTCCTTACAAATATAAACATTATTTGTTAATTAAAAATAATATAATGTTAAAACTTTGTTAAAAAAAAAAGAGAGGCTATTGCCCCTCCTTAATATTGTCCGTTTCTATTTTTCGTAAATGCCGTATATGTTCTACTTCCCTTTCTAAATAGTCTAAGGCTTTTAATAAGTCTTGTAGTTCATCATCTTTCTTTCCTGCTCTTATTATATACTTTAATATATTGCCTCTGTTAAAAGATAGCTTATAGTCTTGTATGATGTCTATAACGTCATACGTAGTAGCAGAATAATATAGTTTGTTTCCTTTCATAATAGTTTTATTCCTTCTTTAATGTTTAAATAAGTAACTTCTTTTTCTACTCTATTGTTGTTGGTAAATTGTGTTGTTGCTGGGTTCTTGTTGTTAGTTTCCCATATAGGTTTTATCAAATAAAGATTAAAAGACCATACACCCTCTGGAGTAGAATTAATATAAAAAGGTATATCTAAATGCTTTTGGCTTTCTAGTTCCATAGCTAAGTACTTTTTCTTTTCTAGTAGTAAGGTATCATAGTGTGCCTTTCTACATTTTAACTCTATTCTATGGCTTTCTTTTAGGCTGTAACAATCCCACCTAGACATTTGATTCTTAGCATTTACTAAGTCTGGATAGATATTATCTTTAAGCCAATTAAACAAATCAGTCTCAATCCAATCCTTCATATATGTTATTAAGGTCTTTTATCCAGCCTACAATAGTCTTAGGGTTACAACTACAAGGTGTGTGATAGGTGTGTTTAAAGTATTTAGCGTGAAGTTCTGATATTAGCTTTACATCTTCTACAGATAAAGTGGTAGAAGGGTTTTGGGTAAACTTTTGCCAGTCTATTAAATCTAGCTTATCCATTTCTATTTATTTTAATGTTATTCCACTTGTCCTTTCTTTCATCACAGCCACAGTCATTACCAAACAGCTTTTTAACTATCCAAGCTATGCCAGTGTATTTAGTTATAAACGCTACTAAGTCTCCTAATCCCATATCTATTTAATTAGTTCATAATCTTCATTACTGTAGTCATCCCAATCCTCTTGAAATTTGTCTCTAAGGTCTTGCTTAACGTGCTTTAATGTGTGAAATATACTTACAAAACTAATATCTGTTAAGGCTGCTACACCTCTTATAGATAGGTCTGAGTCTCTGTACATTTCAAATATCTTGCCATCGTACCAATAGCTTTCTTTTTTTTCTGCTTTAGCTTTGCTTTGCAGTTCTAACATATAGCTATCTATTAAATCACATATCTTTTGGAAGCCCTCTTGTTCGCTTAAATCAGTATCATCAGACAGTTTGTAATCTTGGATAGGTATTTTAATGTATTTGTTTTGCTCTTTTTTTAAAGTGTAAAGAATACTTTTTATAACAAAAAAAACATATCCCTTATTTACTTTGCCATCAGTTATTATCTTGTCTGGGTTGGAGTACTTATAAATCTTTAAATAAGCCTCTTGGACTATATCTTCTGCATAATCCCCACCACCTAAACCAGTAGCAGTAGCTACCCACTCTTTGTGATGCTTTGCAATAATACTTAAAAAACTAGCATCTTTTATTCGGTCTCCCATAACATAGTAAAAGTAACAAACCCAAAACAGAATTGAATTGTATGCTCACTACCACCTTCTTCAAAAAGTTCCTTGTTGTATAAACAACCAACCATAAAACCTTTTACTAAACTGACAATAAACATAGAATCCTTCTGAATTGAATAAATTATACTTACTAAAA